AAGAGGCTGACGGGCTCAAGATCATGTGGTTTTGTGAGGCATGCAAATGAGGATGAAAATATCCCATGAGCAAGAATGGGACGCAGCTCGCGTCGCCATTGAGCGCGTCGAAGAGATTGACGGTCATCCGGATCATGCAAGCCGATACAACAAACAGTTGAACTTTCACGATTACATCTTGGAAGTGGCTGAATCGATTGGCGCTGAATTTGCTGTGGCGAAGTATTTCGGGATTCAAGACTTTAACCCGAGAGCTTCTCGATTCAAGCGGACAGCCGATGTCGGGTCAATCATTGAAGTCAAGTGGACAAAATACGACGCAGGATCACTCATCATCTACGACAGCGATCGCAATACAGACATCGCCATCCTTGTCACAGGCAAGAGCCCGAATTATGTGCTCAAGGGTTGGATTCCCGTGGCAATTGCCAAGAATCAGAAATGGCGCAGACGCGATCAACCGACCTATTGGGTCGATCAGTACAACTTGCACCCAATCGAGAATTTGAGAAGGAGTTCACATGGAGAAGCTACGCTTCCAATGCAGGGTTGAAAAAAAGGTCACAGATCACGCTGTTTTTCAGAATGAAGTGCCACTCGGGGACGATGTCGTGCTTGTTCAATGTCTAGGCTGCGGAATTATGGGAGTTAATCAGAAAGAGGACGCAAAATGATATTTAAAAGAAAAGTCAAAGAATTGCCTAAACGAGAAATTGAATTTCATGTCAATGTTGTCGGAGCTGAAGCCTTGCACATCAAACGCACGGGAACTTACATTCTTGAAGTTGATACATTGATGAATCGTGAATCGGTCAATGACATCTTGAAGACATTACGCCATCAAACGGGTGCAAAATGGATCTTGATGCAAGGTGGCGCAAAAGTCAGAAAATGCTCTTGTCATGGCTGAATATGACTTCAGATGTGAAGTGTGCGGCAAGACAAAGACGGTCACTCGATCGATGAGCGATCAGCTGCAACGCGATCCATATTGCGATGGATGTGACATACCTATGGCGCGAATTTGGACAGCCAATCCAATCCATTTCAAGGGTAAAGGATGGGGACACCAATGAGTCAAGTGAGCTATTTCTACCGATGCCCAATCTGCGCTTCATGGAAGAAAATCACAGTTGGAATCTTTGAAATGTATGTCGTGCCAAGCTGTGATCGATGCCAAAATTGAATGGTTAAGGTTGAAGATGATGCCGTGCCATACATCGAAGGCGAGAACTAGGGCTGTGGATAACCTGTGGACAACACGCCGAGAGTCCGTTCAATCTCCTGTGGATAACTCGATAGATTTGACAGGCATGCTACCGTCTAGCTCTGCAAGCGAGCGCCTGAGGGCGTGTAGCTCGCTAAAGAGACTCGCGGTTGTGGGAATTCTATGCCTATTCATAGGCTCGCTGTCTTTACAGATGCAACCCGCACAAGCTTCAAATGCGGATTATTACAAGCTTTACGCACATTCAAGGATAATCAACGATCAGCAATACATCTGTCTAAAGCACATCATTTACAAAGAATCAAGATGGAATCCAAGAGCTAAGAATGGCAGCCATTACGGATTAGGACAGATGCGATCAACGCATTACAGGGAGTTAGATCCTTACAGGCAAATCGATGCCACAATTAAATACATTAAGGTGAGATACGGTTCGATGTGTAAGGCATGGGAATTCCATAAGAAGAAGGGTCATTACTAAATGACACTCCACTCACAGCGTAAGTCGAACTCGACTCATTGGAAGAAGCTTCGATTGAGGATACTTTCAAGAGATGGAAGAGAATGCCATTGGTGCGGAATGGATGCGACTACTGTGGATCACATCATCCCTGTGGCTAAGGGCGGCACAGATGATCTTGAGAATCTCGTGGCAGCATGTCGTCGATGCAACTTCTCGAAGCAAGACAAGATGCCTGATGAGTTTATGATGCGAAGGGCGGGTCTTTTTTTGCAGCCTGATTCCACCGCCCATCTCTCCCGCGGTTCTATTTCACCACCAAACGAATCAAGAAGGCATTGAGATGGCTCAAGAAGGTACAGACATGTCCAATGTGGTTCAACTAGGCTCAAATCGGCTTGAACAGGTTTTAGAGCCCACTCTAGAGACGCTTTATGGCTCTACGACTCCACGAATCCATTCACGCTTGCGTCCGGATCTTGCTTCACGCGGGCAAGAGCTCATCGATTTTAGCAATAGCATCGGATTCCCGCTTATGCCGTGGCAAGAGTGGCTTGCGATTGAAGCTCATCGAGTCAAGCCGGACGGTCGATGGTTGCATCCGCTCGTCCAATTGGTCGTGGCTAGACAGCAAGGCAAGACGACATTCATGAAGCAACGCATCCTCATGGGACTCTTTGAATGGGGCGACAAGCTTCAAATCGGTACGGCTCATCGATTGACGACTTCTCTTGAGACATTCCGTGATCTTGTGCAGACAATTGAAGGCAATGACGAATTGGCAAGACGCGTCAAGCGAATCCGGTGGGCTCATGGGTCGGAAGAAATCGAGCTCTTGGCAGAGCATGGCGGCGGTCGCTATATGGTGAAAGCCGGAGCATCGGCGGCGCGCGGTATCTCCAAGCCATCGACCGTCCACATTGATGAGACTCGAGAGCTCAAAGATGAATCCACTTGGGCGTCTCTTCGGTACACGATGATGGCGGCGGAAAATCCTCAGCTGTGGAGCTACTCGAACGCCGGCGATCAACACTCGATTGTCTTGAATCAAATTCGCGAGCGCGGAATTGGCGCAGCCGGTGGATCTACGGATGACATCGGATTCTTTGAATGGTCTAGCGATTACGACAAGATTGACGATTCTCCGGAATTTTGGCGTGGAGCTGCAAAAGCAAATCCGGCACTCGGTCACACCGTCCACATCGACAATCTGAGAGCTGTCATGAATGATCCGCCGGATGTCGTGCGTACCGAAGTTCTCTGTCGATGGGTTCAGACAATTAGCTCCGCAATTCCCGCGGGCGAATGGGCAGAGTGTGGAATGGATGGCTACGAAGTCGATCGCGAAAAGACCGTGTGGCTTGGCTTGGATTGCTCACCGGATCGCAGAGATGCAGCTCTTGTCCTAGCGCAGCAAATGGAGAATGGCGAATTCTATGTCAAGCTCATCCGTACTTGGCACAATGCCATTTCGCTCGATGACAAGGCGATCGCAAATGACATCGCCGAGCACTTCCAAGAATATCCCGTGGAAGTCATCGCGTATTCGCGCCGTACATCTTCAGCGATTGCCGCTAGACTTCAACCCGCCGGCATCCCAATCGCCGATATAGACGGGGCTCTGTACGGTCAATCTTGCGACGAACTTTTGGGAGCAATATCATCGAAGAGACTCAGACATGGAAATCAACCGGAATTGACGAAGCAAGTCTTGTCAGCGGTGCGGCTTCCATTTGGCGATGGGGCGTGGACAATTGGACGGAAGGCATCTCAATCAACTGTGTGCGCGACGGTTGCATCTGCGCTCGTCACCCACTACGCGACACGCCCGGAGACGGATCTTGACATTATGATCGGCTAGATGTATCGGATCTTTAGAATTGGCGCATGGGTTTATTCGATTTTCTAGTACCGGCGCAGCCTAAGGCTGAAGTACAGATTGACGCTTCTCTTGCGCCTGTAAATGCTATCGACGCAATCGGCTCTCCGTATTTTACTTACGGACAAACAGCTTCTCGATCCGAAGCAATGGGCGTCCCTGTAATCGCTCGCGCTCGCGGAATTATTTGCTCAACGGTTGCATCTCTGCCACTTGAAACAAAAGTCAAAGAGACAGATGAAACAGTTGCGAGCTTTCGCGTAATCAATCAACCCGATCCACGAATCACCGGCGCAGAATTTTGGGCGTGGATTGCTGAAGATCTTCTCTTTCGTCCGGCTGCGTATGCTCGCGTACTTACAAGATATGCAGACACCGGACGCATTCAATCAATGGAAAGAATTGCACCGGAGCGCGTCGAAGTTCAAACAGATGCACTCGCAACCGAAGTCATTGGCTATCGCATCGATGGATATTCAATTGACGCAGCTGATCTCGTAGTCTTTGGAAATATGCAAGAAGGATTGCTCAATCGCGCCGGTCGTACCGTGCGCGCAGCTCACGCGCTTGAAAAAGCGGCGTATG